AGAACTCCAGCGCACCGGGAACGTCTTCATTGCGGTATGGAAAGATGAGACCCCCGTACAGATCCGGGCCTGGTCAAACTACGAGATCCGCAATATCATTACTCGGGAAGGCGATGCCAACCACCCGCTCTATTATCTTCGGTCATGGCTGGATGACGAGGGTGTTGAGCATACCAAGGCGTACCCCTCGATGTTCACGGACATGGAAAAACAAACCGATGGCCGAAATAAGATACGGTATCTCGGAACTGAGTATGAAGTTGACCCATCGATAGTGGTATACCACGTCTGCGGGAAAAAACCGCTTAAGTCAAAATTTGCTCTTACCGAACTGGTCGCAGCGTGCCGGTGGGCCAAACCACATGAAAAATTCATCGAGGATTTCCACGCGATCGCGTCCGCGTACCGAAAGTACTCGCACATGATGACCACCAAGGGCACGGCATCGCAGGCATCCACCATCGCCGGGCAATTCAAGGGCGATACAAACTATATGGGTACTCCGCTTCAGAGTAACCCTGTAGGGTCCATGATCGTGGCACAAGAAGGCAACGAGCTGCGAACCATCAGCGCCGGCAGCGGGAACATCATCGGAATTGAAGGGGCGCGGGCCTCTCTCATGCAAGTATGCGCCGCCACGGGCGTACCGGAAACCTACCTAACGATGGATCCCAGTACTGGCAATCTTGCGACTGCCAAGGAAATCAGCCCGGTGTTTATTTCCATGATCCAGGAACGACAGACTGCATGGAAAGACGCCCTGACCGATGTATTCGGATATATTCTCGGAAGTGAAGATTTTGAAGTGTCATTCCCACCGATCCGGGATAACCTCTCCACTTACGTTACCAACGTCAACGCATTCGCCCGCACAAACACCGGAGCATGGTCCGGAGCCGTCAGGGGGAAGGATTACGTGAAGGCTGCGCACGAAGCGCTGGAATGGAAATTACCTCCGGAGGACGAGATTGATGCGATGGGCGCGGCACTGGAAGATCCGGCAGTAGCCACGGAAATCCCCGGGGTTGATACTAGCCTTGATACCATCGCGCAGGCCGCAAAAGGGTTGCAGCAGTCCACCGATGAGCTGAATGAGATTCTGATGGCAGCGGTGAGGGCAGAGGCCGCGAAGAAACCCGCCACATGATCACCCTCCCCGAAGCCGCCGCCCGGCTCTCCCGGGCCGTCATCTCCCTGAAGAAGCGGCGCGAGAAGGACCGCCTCGCCCGCATCCACCAGCGCAAGATCGCCGCATTCTTCCAGGCACAGAAAGCGCAGGTGCTCGACAAGCTCAAAGATCAACAATATCTTTTCACCGAATCATACCGTAAATTGCGTGAGGATACAACGCAATTCACGCTCCAGAACTGGGATCGCATCTGGGACGATATCGCACAGAATAGCAACGGCGACCTCCAACGGATCATTTTCGGAGCGGAAGTCGATGGTGTATCGGCCGGAGCCGTGCAGTTACGGTCCGTGCTGACCTTTGATCCGAAAACCGCCTTCAATCTTGCGAATCCCCGTGCGGTAAAATGGTTCGTGGAGAACGGAGGAAGCGTGGATAAAATCCGGGGTATTCAGGATACCACTGCCGGCAGTCTGCGTCGCGTAATAACCACGGCATTAGATGAAGGGTGGTCCTATCAATCAACGGCAAGGGAGATCCAGAAACTCTATGACATTCCGATCAGCCGAAACCGTGCCCAACGGATCGCTGTCTTCGAGACCGGGAAAAGTTACGAAGCCGGAAACCGTCTGTTTGCCGAATCCCTCGAATCCGATGGCGTGATAATGGAAGAGCACTGGATGACCAGTCATGATGAAAAAGTCCGGCCCGAGCATGCAGCAAATGAGGCGGAGGGGTGGGTTGAGATGGGACATGTATTTAGCAATGGACACACCGAGCCTCCGACCGATCCGGGATGCCGATGTTATATGATTTTCCGTCAGGCAGGAAAAGAGACATAATTTTCAGTATACCACCACAACCCCTTTAAATGATTTAATGCGGTAATTCTCTTCTATCTAATCTCGCCAATCTGAAAAATTCTTAAAATTCAGTAAATTCAGGAGGTTAAAAAAATGGCAGGACCATTCTTTAACGTGATCGGCGGAAAATACGTCGATTATGCCGTATCGCCCCGGTACGTCATCGTTGATATCTTCGCGGGTACCGTATCAAACGCATCAGTTGGCATTCTGGCCGCTCTGAGGACAGGGGGAGCTCTGATCCCTGCCGATCTAAAACGTGTCGGTACTGAGGGCGGAACCCGTCTGCGTGTCTGGATTAAGTCGAGCGTCGAGGTTCATGTATCCTATAAAAAAGTCCGGGGGGCGGTCACTGATACCTACAACCCGGCTGGAAGTTCCCCGATAACAGCACTTGCCGCTTACCTCTTTGAGGTTCCGATTACCGATCTGGACGAATCCTTCGATGTCTTTGTCGATGCGACCGGTACCGTAAGTCTGATCATCGAAGAGATTTGACGATCTCAAAACATCATCCAAGAACACTTTTTTAGCGCAGGGATTGATCTTCTCTCGGTATACCGCCCCAAACACTTTATAAACCTTTTGCTCTCCAATATGAATAATGGCAGCCAGAAAACATGTTTTTATGGGGGGATACCTTGCCTAAAGGACAATGGACACCCCCCGATGCCGGAAAGGATGCCCCGTCCGAAGTAAAAGACATTCTTGCACGGGCATACTCCGATTTCCGCGATGAACACCCGGCCGAAGATCCCGAAGTGAAGGCGCAGGGTGCACAGATCGCGTGGGGAGCGGTCAAGAACGCCGGCTGGCAAAAAGATTCTGATGGCAAGTGGATGAAGAAATCATCGCCAGAATCCGCCGATATTTTCGATAGTCCAATTGCACATTTCCGTCTGATTGAGGGGGGAAAACCAGATTCAGCGGGTATGCTAATCGAGGTGCACATTATCGCACCGGTATGGGGCTCGTCGGGCTATTATTCAGAGGCGGTCCTGCGGGAAGCATGCCGGAAACGTGTCTACCCCGAAGGCATGCACATGCACCTGGATCACCCGACCCGCGAGGCTGCAAAGAGTCAGCCGGCCCGCACCCTCGCAGGCGAATCCCCTCTGGCCGCAATCTTCACCGAAGATGGTCATTACGAGGAAAAAGGATGGGACGGTCCTGGTGTCTATACGATCGCCCGCGTACTCCCGAAGTATGTCGAGGATATTCGGGCAATGGCGGGACATATCGGGATCTCACACTACGTGGATGGCATCGCTGAGGAAGGAACCGCACCTGACGGCAAGAAAGGTCCGATCATCAAAGAACTCAGGGCATCATCCCTGAATACCGTTGATTTCGTGACCGTCCCGGGGGCCGAAGGGCATTACCGCACAATGTTCGGGGAGATGAAGGTCCGGCCCGATCCGAACCCGAACAAGACAAAAAAGAGGGAGAACATGGGAGAAAACATACAGGAATCACTCACGCTTTCCGAGGTACGGAGCAAGTATCCGGAGGTTGTGACCGAGCTGAAAGAACAGCTCAAAGCTGAGATGAAGACCGAGGAAACGACCAAGGACCAGAGCGCCAAGCTTTCCGAAGCCGCGACTAAGATCAGGGCTCTTGAAGCGGATGTCGAAGATATGGCAACCCTGGCCGCAGATTGTAAGGCCGCCGGGTATATCAAAGAGGAAATGGCAAAAGCCAAGTTCCCGCCTGCAATTGCGGAAGCGCTCTCTAAGACCCTGATCAAGCAGGTACCGCTCGGAGAGGACCACAAGATCGATTCTCCGAAGTTTGCCGTGATCGTCACTGAAGCCATCAAGGCCAAAAAGGACGAGATCGCAGCAATCCTGAAAGAACACGGCGCCGGCCTGCACGACAATGGCACAGGGGCGTTCCCTTCAGGAGATGAGGGTCATAAAGCCCTGGTCGAATCCTTTGAGGCAAACTATCTGTCACAGGGAAAAACAAAAGACGAGGCGCATCGGCTCGCCGAGATCGCAGCCGGAGGGAGGTAGATAACCATGTGTGAATATCCAATCACCGGCAAATCGGCCGGAGAAGAGGGGTCCAGCACCTTCGAGGGCCGGCACCTTACCATTGTCGAATCAGAACTTGTCCACCCATACCGGGCAAGCGGATTCGTGAACAAAGGCGATCCTGTCATCCATGGGGCAAACCTTGTTGGTGTCTCGTTTGGAACCGCCACGGCAGCAACCGATCTTGTCGCAATCGACACCGAAGGGATCTGGTATCTCTACGTTCTCGGTAGCGTCAGCGACGGAACAACCGACGGCATCGCAAAAGCGCTGACTTACGGCGATCCGGTGTACATCAAGCGCACGCCCGGCACGGATACCTATATCCTGTCAGGTCAGCAGGATCCCGCAGCATGGCAACCGTTCGGCTTCGTGCTCGGTGCGGTTTCCGCCCACCTCACGGTCCCGACCCTGGTCGCAGTCAAGGTCCACAACGACTTCGTACCTGAAGGCGGTCGCCTGCACTTCGGCAGCGGGTATGAAGCTGGAGCAACCACAGGAAACATGCTCCTGGAAGGGGATGCGGCACTCCGTAAGAACCGGCTGATCGAAGCATGTCTCGCACCCGCCACGATCCTGCTCGCAGGCGAACAGATCCACGGGTTCAACATCCGCGTGGTTGACAATCTCATTTCCACGGGCGGGGAAATCACCGCCGGGGAACTGAAGGTTGTCAGGGATGAAGCGACTGATGCGACTGTCAGCGCAATGACCGCCCTGAAACTCGATACCGACAACAAGAACGGTGGTGCCGCTCCGTATGCCCGTGGTCTCGACATCAAATGTGAAGGTGTGCCTGGTGCAGCCCCGACCATCCGCAGCGCGATCCACATCGGATCGGCCGGTACCGCCGGTACCCTTGAAGCGGTCCTCGAACTCGACTCTGATTGTTTCGGCTGCAAGACTGTGACCACCAACCCGTCCGATACCGGTACGTGCATGCAAATCCCGATCTCGTTCGGGGGAACTATGTACTATCTGCTCGGGTACAATGCGACTGGGAGCTGA